AGAGGATTTTCACTCACGCTTCAGGTGCCCCCCATCAGACTTTTAAATCCGATGAGACCTGGCGTCCGACGTTACCGCTTCTGCAGGTTCTGGACCATGAGTACAGCAAACCGAGATATTTGGAGGATACCTCGGCCAAGGTAGGTTACCAGCCTAACTGTACTTCTTCTCCATGGACCAACTGCAGTACGGGATTGCCGTGCTTTCGCGTATGGATATGTCTTACGACAACCGAACACCGGGAGCTATACCGGATCCCTCCGGCGCTCTGGCTCGGCAGGGGGAGAAACCCCTGCCGAGCTCATTCTAGTAGTCAATATACATGCCAGGGGCTGGCGTCCCTGCCATTTCCCCTAGCAATCCCTCCCCAGCCCCTCTAATCAGACGACCTGAAGCCCGTCCAATAGCGCGCCCAGCGTCCTTGAGCCAGTCACCTCGAGAGTCGAGGTAATTGAGCACTTGGGCGAGGGTGTTGTTGCTAGACGGGAAACGGTTGCCGGTGTTAATGCCGAAGTTAGCAGGCGGCCGCCACTCGTAAACAGCGACGACGCGTACCCGGACCCCGACACCTGCTGGCCCTCCAGCAGTGGAGAAGGCAATAGCGCCATGTTTCGTTTCTAGAGCGTTGCTGCTCAGATCGCCTGCATTGGCAGCCACGAAATTAAGGTCCTGCGCGGTGGGCCGCCAAGACAACGCAGCAGTGCCAGCTGGCATCCGCTGCGAATACTGGCAAGCCGACCGCAGATACCCCGTGGTGAGCGTGCCGGGCAGATCGAGCACATCACCCGATACAAAATTTCCCATGGCTATAACCCCAGACCTGTTCAACTCAGCACCTGGGTACATCAGTTGGAGGCAGGCACTGAGGCACCTGTAGGTGCCTACAGTGGAGGACGAGATGAACGGGAACACAGCCCCCACCGTAGGGGTCAGTGGCGTGGAGTCACTAACGATAGCAACGCCAGATGACCACAGCTGGTTGAGGCCGGGCACATACACGCCAAAAGATCCCGTCTCCGTCCCACTCTGGTTAGCTACGAAATCAAATTCGACCCGGCTAAGGATCCCGCCAAACCAATCATTGGCTAGCCCGTGCACAAGCGGCCCATTGCAAGGGTCGCTCAGCAACTTGGCATATTCAATCGCCCTCCTATCAAGGATCGGACGAGAAACCATTCTGGGTCGACGGGCAACCTTACGCCTAGTGGTCTTACGTACAAGTTTGACCCTTTTAACCATTTTGCCCGATAATATGGTACAATCCCACAACAATCACGTGTCGTACACGTACTGGAACGGGGTTTCAACTGTGATGGATTGGTGGTCCATCAGGGGCCGCATCTCACTGGGAACTGTCAAGCTGCGGTAGGACATTTCGGCTGCCAGCTGGGAGTCTGGGGTGATGCCCCACGCCCTCCAAAAGCTGTACCTAGTCTCGGGGCTTACTTGGGTGTAGCAGCGGCCCATGCCACGCGCCATATAGTAAAACCCACTCCTTTCCGCATCAGGCCCACCACGGTTCTTGGTGGAAGCCATTCCCAACCGTTGCAAGGCAGCATAAAACTCCTGCATCACGGGCATCCCTCCACTGAGGGCCATGCCGCACTGCCCGACACAATGCAACCACTCAAGGTAATGCTTAGTGCCGGTGCTGTGCGTCGGGGTCTTCCACATGGTGTCCTTGCTCGTTGCAATCGCTGGATTACGGCACATGACCCAGGTTCCATCAACACACACCGGCTTCGTCTGGCAGAACTCCATCTGCTCTAGGACGTACACCGGCTGCTCGACCTTCATGGTAAAGCCCATCTCCCTGAACCAGTCCCCTAACCCACTGGAGAATTTG